AGGCGTCTTCGAGTGGCACACAGGGGAGATCATCCGCTATCGCCTTGCCGAGGAGGCCAAGCCGCCCGCTTGACAAATCACCGGGCGCGACACATGCTCCAAACCTAGAGGCGCGAATTGCGCCGACACATCAACCCCGCAGGCTTCGGCCTTCGGGCGCAGGGCCGGGAAAGACCGCTGGAACCGGCTTTCTCGGCCCTTGCTTTTTGTGGTTCACATTGCCTCACACATGAGCCACAACGCCGATTGCGTTGCATCGGTGAGGCACAACCGTATGACCTTCCCCCGCGCGGGAAGCCGGCTGGCGACTGGTGCAACGGCCGGAGAGGGTCGGGTGCGCGAAAGGCCCGGCCCTCACACCTTCGGCCCCGACATCGCCACACACACGAGCAACCCTGACCCGTAAGCGATAGTCGCGGGCCGATCCCATCCGCATCGACGCCAGGAAGCCGCAAGGTCTGGTGAGTGAGGCGCCATGACCGACGAAACCCGCAAAGTAGGCCCGTCTGCGGGAAACCGTGGCAAGGGCCGCATCAAGGGCGTTCCCAACAAGGCCACCAAGGCGCTCAAGGACATGATCCTCGGCGCCCTGGATGATGCAGGCGGACAGGACTACCTGCGCCGCCAGTCCATCGAGAACCCCACGGCGTTCATGACGCTGATCGGGAAGGTTCTGCCGACGACGATCAATGCCGATGTGAACGGCGACCTGAAGACCACGGTCATCAACGTGAACACCGGCGTTCCGCGTGGAGATTAGCCTCGGCTATCAGCCTCGGGCGCCGTTCGTGGACTACCACAAGCGCAAGGCCCGGTTTGCGGCCATCGTCGCGCACCGTAGGGCGGGAAAGACCGTCGCGGCCATCATGGATCAGGTTGACGGCGCTTTGGCGTTCAAGGCCCAGCCCAATGGCCGGTTCGCCTACGTCGCCCCGTTCTATGCCCAGGCCAAGGACGTGGCTTGGACCTATCTGAAGTCCTACGCCCTGAAGGTGCCGGGAACGGTCCCGAACGAGGCTGAACTCCGGGTGGACTTTCCGAACGGCAACCGGGTCCGTCTCTATGGCGCTGACAACTACGACCGGATGCGCGGGATCTACCTTGACGATGTGGTCATGGACGAGGTCGGGGACATGGACCCCCGCGCCTGGTCTGAGGTCATCCGCCCGGCTCTGGCTGACCGGCAGGGAAGGGCGACCTTCATCGGCACGCCGAAGGGCCGCAACGGCTTCTTCGACATGGTCGAGAGGGCGAAGGACAACCCGGACTGGTATCTGTCCATCCTGCGGGCCAGTGAGACCGGCCTGATCCCTGACGGTGAGCTGCAAGCCCTGCGGTCGGAAATGTCGGAGGACGAGTTCCTGCGGGAGTTCGAATGCTCCTTCGACGCGGCGGTCGAGGGTGCCTACTACGCCCGGCTTCTGAACGAGGCCGAGACGACGGCGCCCAAGCGGATTGCCCACGTCCCGCATGATCCGGCCCTTGAGGTTCACGCGGCTTGGGACCTCGGGATCGGGGATAGCACGGCCATCTGGCTGGCGCAGTTCGCCGGTCGCGAGATCAGGCTGATCGACTACATCGAAAACAACGGCGTGGCCCTCGACTGGTATGCGCGGGCGCTTCGTGAGCGGCCCTATCTCTACGCCCCGCTGATCCTGCCCCACGACGCCCAGGCTCGCGAACTCGGAACCGGCAAGAGCCGCGTTGAGATGCTGGAAGGCATGGGCTTCCGAACGCGGGTGACGGCGCGGATTGGCGTTGAGGACGGGATTGAGACGGTGCGGCGGATGTTGCCGCGAACGTGGATCGACCAGACCCGCTGCGAGATCGGCCTGCGGGCCATCCGCGAGTATCGCGAGAAGGTTGATCCGAAGCGCAAGGTCAGCTTTGGCCCGCTGCATGACTGGACCAGTCACGCTGCCGACGCCCTGCGCTACCTGATGATTGCCTATGAAGAACCGTCGGTCTCTCGCCGCGAGCGGCAGTCGGTGAGCGTGCAGGGAGGCTGGATGTCATGAGCAAGTACGACGCCAAGCCCGATGACGTTGTCAAAGACGCCCTGGAGGCCTTCGACAAGAGCGCCGAACACGACGAACACAACCGCAAGGCCTTCGAGGACGACATCGACTTTGCCTTGCTGGAAAACCAGTGGCCTGAGCGGGTGCGTCGGGATCGGGAGCTGGAAGGCCGGCCCTGCCTGACGGTGAACAAGCTGGTGAGCATGGGCCGCCAGGTGGTCAACGACGCCCGGCGCAACAAGCCGGGGATCAAGGTCCTTCCGGTGGACGACCAGGCGGACCCTGACACGGCCGAGATCCTCAACGGCGTCATCCGCAACATCGAGCAGTCCTCGAACGCGGAAGTGGCCTACGACACGGCCCTCGAACATGCGGTGTTCGGCGGCTTTGGGTATTTCCGGATCAACACGCGCTATTCGTCGGACGACACCTTTCAACAGGACATCGTGATCGAGCGGGTTTCCAACCCCCTCAGCGTGTATCCAGATTGCTACAGCACCGGCGCGGACAGCGCGGACTGGAACTATTGCTTCGTCACCGACAGCATGACGAAAGCGGCTTTCGACAAGGCCTATCCGGGTGCCGAGCAAGCCGACTGGCAGGGCGAGGCCTGGAAGGACATGGCGAGCCCTTGGCTGGACGGCGACTTTGTCCAGGTGGCCGAGTACTGGACCCGCGACAAGGTCAAGAAGTCGATCCTGCTCCTGTCCGACGGCATGGTCATCGACGCTGACGACTACGAGAAGTCCCGCGAGGTGTTCGACGCCCTTGGGATCGAGGTCAAGGGACAGCGCGAGGTGGACAGCCACCGGGTGCGTCAGCGCATCATGAGCGGGGCCGAGGTGCTGGAAACCGTCGAGTGGGCGGGGAAGTATATCCCCATCGTCCCGGTCTACGGTGCCGAGGTGAACCTGAAGGGCAAGCGCCACTTCCGCAGCCTGATCCGTGGGGCCAAGGACGCTCAGCGGATGTTCAACTACTGGCGGACGACCTCGACCGAACTGGTGGCCCTGGCTCCCAAGGCGCCGTTCATCGGCCGCAAGGGTGCGTTTGAGACCGACGCGGCCAAGTGGGCGACGGCCAACACGCAAAGCCACGCCTTCATGGAATACGACGGCGGGGAAGCCCCGCAGCGTCAACCGTTCTCTGGTGTGCCTGCGGGAGCCCTGCAAGAGGCGCTGAACGCATCCGACGACATCAAGTCCGTCATGGGCATCTATGACGCCAGCCTCGGTGCGCGGTCGAATGAGACCTCGGGCAAGGCCATCATCGCCCGGCAGATGGAAAGCGACAACGCCACCTTCCACTTCGTCGATAACCTGAGCCGCGCCATCCGTCACGCGGGCCGGATCATGATTGACCTGATCCCCCAGGTCTATTCCGTCCCGCAGGTGCTTCGCATCGTCGGCGAGGACGGCGAGCCCGACATGAAGCGCGTCAATCAGCCGGTGCAGGAGCAGGAAGAAGACCCGCAGACCGGCCAGATGCGCGAGGTGACCAAGATCTACGACCTCACCGCCGGCCGCTATGACCTCACCGTGTCGGCTGGTCCGTCCTTCGCCTCCCTGCGCCAGGAAGCGGCGAACCAGATGATTGAACTCATCCGCGCCTATCCCGATGCGGCGCCGGTCATTGGTGACCTTCTCGTCAAGAACCTGGACTGGCCGGGTGCCGACGAGATTGCCGACCGGATGCGGAAGGCCATGGGCGGGGCCGAGGAAGGCGCACCGGACGCGCAGATGGGCCAGGCCCGCGAGGTCATGCAGCAATACGCCTCTGCCCTGCAACAGGCACAACAGCGCCTCCAGGCGCTTGAGGCTGACAAGAGCCTTGAGGCCCGGAAACTCGATATCGCGGCCTACGAAGCTGAGACCAAGAGGATCAGCGCAGAGACCCGCGAAACCAGACTGCCCGCCGGCCTCTACACCGGCTGACAGACCCCCGGCCCGTCGTGAGACGCGCCTTCCCTTAGATGGAACCTACCCCAAATGGAAAACGACGCGACCAATCCGGTCGACGTTGAGGATGATGCTGTCCTCGACGCTCCGGAAGTCGACGCT